ATAAACAAATACTCTATTTGCATATGTACCACGTTTGATCAAAAGGGCATCGCCGTGCGATTCTTGATTTGTATCTTCTGTAAATATACCGGTCGGTTGGTCGTAAATGTACACATTAGGACCACCACTACCGACTATTGCAGAAAAGAGAACACGTTGACCTCCTGTAATCGATTGACCATCAATAATAATTGGAAAACTAGGAGTACCGGTTGGTACAACAGCGGCTACTCTATCAACAACTTCTGCAGGTTCGCGCCATGATGTTGATGCAGCAACATAATCTTCGGTTGCTAAAACTTCCCACTTGTCAAATCCTGAACCAGCATTCTGTTTGACGTATAGATCACCACCCGTGTCTAGATAAATTGAGCCGACTTGTGCATTAATCGTGTCGGTAGTTGATCCTGGAGGACCACCTCCACGAAGAACCTTGACAGAACGATCAATTTCAAGACCTTTTGAAATCCTAAAAAATTCAAGCATCTATTTGTTCCTATACGTTTTTACTATTTATACGGAGACGGGCTCTCGTACGAGATCAACCACAATTGGAAACGCTTCATTGTTAGTTATCTCGAGGTTAATATTCAATCCACTTGTTACTACATCAACATCTATATCAAATGATGCTCCAACTTGTGAATACATTGTAAATGAAGGACTACCGTAGTGTGTTAGCATATTGATTTGAAATCCTTCAGTTTCATCTGTTGTATCATGAGATGCAGCAAGTAACCATTTAACTTGATGGTAACCAACGTGATTAACTTGGTCTACTATCACTGTTGTTGCTGGATCGATAATAATTCCAGTAGTAAATGCCATGTAAATGTTACATTCCACATCTTGCGCACATGGTGCTGGGGCGCAATTCGTTGTCGGTGGAGGAACGGTTGTCAGGTGATCAATTGTTACACCAATCCGTGAACCGACAACTGCTATATCATTTGGTTCATTATTTGTTACCCTTAGTGTTACTTTAGTACCTGTAACTACTATATCAATTGTTGCATTTATTCCCATTGGACCAACAATTGCATATTCAGTTATTGTAAATTGAGCTATACCATTAACACTGTAAATTTCACGCGCTTCAATATTTCCACTTGTAAGGTCGAGTAATGTTAGTAACCATTTTTCAGCCTTATGATACCGAAAAGGAACTGTATCTACAATCAACGTTGTTCCTGTTGGAACTGTTGTATCGTGTATCTGAACGATATCAAGTGGCGCAAATCCACTTGGGATAGGAACCGTAGGTGATGCGATCCGTGGAACTGGTACTCTCGTCAAATAAATAACAATCTCGTTTGCTTCATTATTAGTAATTTCCAACTGAAGATTCCCACCACTAATTGTAACATCAACAAGATGGCTAACACCGTTTCCTTGTGATGAATATACTGTTTGGAATGGTAATGTTCCATCTTGGTGAATTCCATACACCTCATACATTTCAACATCATTAGTATGATGATTGACAACAGCAACAAACCACTTTGCACCTCTGTAGTCACTAACAGGAATTGTATCAACAATTACTGTTGTACTACTATTGACAATAACAACTCCTGTGATCGCTTGGAGAGCTGGTGTAACAGATAGGGTTAAATATGGTGAGATACATATTGGGGTACCGGTCGGACGTGATAATATTGGGCTGGTCATTAATCTGTGTTTCCGAGTAAGTGGAACTATCAACTATTTATGGAGTGTAATCACCACATATAAATAACCAATAACGAAGGATTGATATGGCGAATAAGATTATAACAGCACATTTTACTAGATGTGGGGTCCCTGCAACAGGACTAACACCAACTATTGATATATGGGAACTTGATCCTATTGTTCCAGCGACATTCACACAAGTTATTAACGATGGAGTATTTACTGAACTAACACAGGGTTGGTATCGGTATGATTTTGGTCCGTATAATCCTGCAAACACATATACATTCACTGTCGATGGTGGTGAGACTCTACCGCTTGGTGAAAGATATCAGGTCGGTGTTAACGAGTCATATGTTGAAGAAATTGCATATGAGGTGTGGGAGGAAGATGCAACTATCCACCTTAACGTTGGAACGACGGGACTTGTTTTAAATCAAATTAAGGCTAATACAACGTCTATCGTTCTCACTGTTGGAGCAATTCACTCTATAGTCACAACACTTCTCAAGTATGAACGCAATAGAACAAGAATTGATAAGATAGCGAGAACACTAACAATTTATGATGATGATTGTGTCACGCCATTAACTGTCTTCGATCTCAAAGATTCCTCTGGTAGCCCAAGTGTACTAGAAGTTTGTGAACGAGTACCAACAACGTGTCCATAAAATGTTAACTTCTCCTGTTGGGGGTCTAATTACTGGTGGTCTGTGTCTTCCCGCATGTTGCGGAATGATCACAATGAAGTTTCACCTATTCGTATGTAAATTAAGCGTCGGTGGTGGCGCCTTTCCCGGTGTTATTCCACTATCACCTGGACAGGCTGGAAAATTATTTAAGCCTGTCAATAGTCGTTGGTTAATGCCATACGAGAAGCGTTGGCACTGTGTTAAAGAACGTCATGTTGTAATCAAGACGAAACTACAACATGAAGATGGACAAATTGAACAACAACTTAATGTAACTATCTGTGAACCTGAACAACCTATCGCAATCGAAGACACAATCATTCAAATTCAGATTCCAACAGCTCTTGCTGCACTTGATATCTCATCGGATGCATATCTTCGTCCAATTCAGTTCTATGCAAGACGTGTTACACATGGGATTGAAGTGATTAATGTTCAGCCAATGGTGAATGTTACACTGAAAAAACAAGATACGGACGAAAACGAATAAATAGTACATTCAGGGAATAATTATGAGTGATGCAATCAAACTAAACATAGAAAAGGAAAATTCATTGACATTTCAGGTGAATATTTCCGGTATTGATACAACCGATATAAAGGTTCGCTTTGCAATTGATACTGAGGCTGTTTGTTACATGTTCCCTTGTGAAAAAGTTAACGAAGAAGAATATAAGGTTGTTATTCCAGCACTAAAACATATTCCACATGAAACATACAACTGTATGATTGAAGTTGTTGCAAACGAGTTCTTCTTTGTTGCAATGAATGGGAAGATCAAACTAGTTGGAACACCAAAGATCAAAGCAAAGGTCAAGAAAGAAAGTGTGGAAGATAACTCCGACGCACCAGAAATTCACATTACTGCATCGCCAATCAAGGTTGAACAACTTGAAGAAGGAAAGAAGCGTCACAAACGTGACGAAGAAGATGAAGATGAAGCACTTGATCAATCAGATACTGATGATGCTCTAGAAGTACAAACAGATCCTGGTGCTCTAACATCTGAAAGTAGGGACAATGCTGTTAAAAGAATTCTTGGTGAGCTTGGATATAAGTATGAACCAATTAAGAGTGGAAAGTCATTAAAGTCCTATCTTAAGGACGGATAATACGATTCGCTTCTAGATTATCAACCAATCTAAACAAATGTTTACAAAGTCCTATAACACTTAACGGATTCACAGGTGGTCTTGTTGTTGTCTTCCGTATGTATGGTGGAGGAGGATTGCCTAGTAGACTATCATCGTTATAGTTTGTCATTGCAAACCGCCATCTAAAGTCCATACAATCGCAAACGACTGTACAATTATGAACTGTCTTTGATACAGGAGTCATATGATACTCTTGTCCGTCACTACCTTGAAACGTTGCAACATCTGGAGTATCTTCATCGTGAAACTCAACATCGGTTATCATTATTGATGGGTGATATGTTCCACCGGCTGTTTTTGCAACAGCCTTAATTTCAAGTGTATTCGATTGTACATATGGAACATACTGAAGATTAGATACATTCACTGTCGTCATAATGTTCTGACGCTTCTTTGTACCAGGAAAGCCCCTAATCGCATCTTGCTCAAGACGACTGAGTTGTGCTTCGTATATTTGTTTAAGAGTCAGCATTGAAATCTCATGTTTAGATCAGATATTTATCTCATCCAGGAATAAAAAACTGTTGACATCATAATTAATTGAGAAGATAATAGATATGCCCCCCCAGCAAGCATATTCGGTTTTTACCCTTATTATTATTTCTACTATCCTTGGTCTCTTCCAAACCATGGATCGAACGAGTTTTGGTCATTCGGGTTCGTAAATGCACCACTTACTTGTCGAACTGTCGGAGAAATTGTTGGACCACTAAAGTCGATTAGGAACGGCATCCCTGGATCACCCTCGTCGAACTCATCATCAAAATATTCGTCCTCGTTAAGTGTGTATAGTGTATCAAATGCAGCCTGTTCATATGTAGCAATTTCTTCAATCAATCTAATCACAATTAGCAACGCAGAGATGCAATCGTCAGTACTTCCTTGCTGTGCCATAAATGTTCCAGCCTTGCGAATATATCTCTTAAGTTCTGTAAGCAATATCTTAGATCGAATACCAATTTTCCCTCTTTCTACAAGTTGTTTTAAAGTAATACATGCTCGAAGTTTGGTCTTTCCGGTTGTATTCATTCCAAGACGGTTTTTACCTGATTCGGAAATTAATTCACCAGAACTAGCTTGTTCTTCGTCGTTTTGGTATAGAGCGACAATTGCCTCACCAACACCATTATTTTCAACAGAAAAGTACGCTTGTGCTCCTGCTATTTGAATTTGTCGGAGAATCCATCTTAAACTTAGATAGACAAGCTGTGTGTTTGTGGTATTAGATCTAAATTCGGCAATTTGTTGCATACTTGGAAATTCAAACATCTCAATTACACTTGAATCATTTCCACTACCTGTAGCTGGATCAATACCAATCAAGTATGTTCTACCCTTTCGTATTGGTTCCCATTGGACAAATCCCCTCTCATTTGCTGCAGGCATTGTGACGGTATTATTATAGGCATTAAGAATAGATGATGGAATTAGTAGTGCTTCACTACTAATGAATTCGCACATATATTCCTGTTTCCACTTTTCTTCGCCAATCACTGCAATTTGTTCTTGCTTAAACTTTTCATCTCGTCCTGGTGGTTCATCCCATTTAACGTGACGAGATTTGAATACTATACCTTCTTTAGTTGCCGCTTGAACTTCTGCTCGATTCCATAGTGTAGCAAATAGATCACTATCACCATTTGGTGTAGATGCTATAATGCATGATCCACCTGTTGCAAGTGTTGGTGATACTGAAGACCAAAATTCATCCTGAATTCCCGGTTTAACGAATGCGAACTCATCGCAGAACAGCAACGAGATAGCAAGAGTACGACCAGACTGAGGTGTTGTGGCTTGAGAAACAATTCTTGAATGGTTATCGAAACTAATGTTGTGTTTGTTCCACCCATCATCGACAACGCCAGGCTTAAGCCAGTCTGGTAAATTTTCGTATGCGTATCTAATCTTAGTGATCATTTCCATTGCGTTGTAGTTCTTATTTGACACAATAAGAACTGTCTTGTCGAAATTAAACATTGCATACCACAAAATATATGCAACAGATACTGTACTTTTACCTGTTTGCCTCGCACTGAGAATAATGTTGTATCTGTGATTGCGGAAGTTGTTGATTAGTTCTTCTTGATATGGATATAGATCAAATGCTATGTTACCAAGTAAGGGGTGTTGTACTTTAACATACTTTCGGATGAAGTATATTGGGTCAGTTGCACATCGTTTAAGTTCAAGAATATGTTCATGTGCATATTCGATTGGTGTATGCGCACGAATAACATTTGGATTACTTCGTAGTGTCATAATGATTCTCCACGACACTATTTACTGAAAATTAATCCCTGATGACCTTTACTATGTTTGAAGTAATTCTTGATGCGAACACAGCTTGTACTCTTAATCCTTTATATGGACCAAGTTTCCTCTTTTTGTCGTTACGAATTAAGAACCAAACCTTTTGGTTCTCTAAAATATCCAAAGGATGCTTTATAATATTGCTTACATTGATAAAAAGGTTATCGTCTGAAAAATGAAAGTCCACATCGTTAAACGTGCGTATAGCGACGATACCCCTTGCCAAAATATCGTCTCCGAAGATGACAGCTAATTCTTCGTGAGGTAAAGCGGGAACGGCGACGTTTGGGGAAATTGTAACTCCAACACAGTTTGGTACAATCTTAACTAGATCGGAAGTTAGTGCAATATCAATTAGTTGTTTAGCATTGTCGTGCCACAAAGTGTCTGCAGATTCCCACAACTGAGCGTTATCCATCTTTAGTGAAATTGGAAATATCGAGCCATTGATACAGTGGAGTTGAATGTCTGCTTTGTTCCTTGACTTTCGTTTGTGCTTTACGATTGATGCTTTTGTGACGGACTTGACTGTAATTGATTTGTTACCATCTGATAGAACAATATTTAAACAACGTTTATGTTCCGTATGTGTGTTGATTGTGCTAACAAGCCTCATCTCGTTATCACGACCAGGAAAGAACTTTTCTTTCTTTATGATAATGTTTAGAGAGCCATTATAGACAATATGACCAATACTAGAATATTTGGTTGTTTTGACGTGAATTGTGTTAGGAACATTATCAAGAATGAACCTCATTATATCGTGGCGATCCTTGTTTGTCGTAAGGACAAGTTTCGACTTCGTTAGCTCTCTTATTGTTCTAAGACCAAGATCGTAGTGAAGTGTCTTGATGTCAAGTGGTGTAAACGAGCTATCTTTTGAGAATAGGGTTATTAAATCAATCATCCAGAGGTTCTGGCTCTATTGTGAAGTCGGTGTCAATCACACGCTTCAACATTTCTGAACGGCTCATTATTACAGTATTATTGACCGTTCGTGGCTTAGTTGCTGTAACAGCAACTTTATCCTTATGACGTTTGTGTTCGGCAAGTTGTTTGACAGCATCTAGTGCAGTGTTTAGAAGTCCGTTAGCAACTTCCATGTTACGTGCCGCATATTTGACATCACCATCTGTTGCGATATTAACTTGCATGTCGTACGCTGTTAGTGCTATATCATTAATGTCGTGGAGTTTCTTTTCAATCTCATTATCTTTGACGTCATACTGGCCGTGAGGAACAATGTCAGTTGTTACATGACGTTCTGTTGTTGTCACGGTTGTTCCTGTAGGTATATCAAATACCGCTTCAAGAGGATGTTCAACAAGTTTTTCTTCTACGATCTTTGT